ATCGGGTGTGAGTGGCAACGCCGCCGCATCGGGTGTGAGTGGCAACGCCGCCGCATCGGGCTGGAGTGGCACGGCTGCTGTGACTGGCCGGTATGGCAAAGCATCCGCGATTGGCAATCAGTGCGTCGCCGTTGCATGGGGCCAGGATAGCCTTGCAAGAGGCTCTGTGGGCAACTGGCTTTTGGTATCGGAGCGTGACGATGACGGAAACATCATAGATGCCAAAATCGTAAGGGTCGACGGAGAAGCCGTCAAAGAAAACACATGGTACACGCTGCAAAACGGCGAGATTTCGGAGGTGGAGGAATGAAGATGCAAAGACATTACTACGCCATCGTGGCTGAAAGGTGCGGCGTCCGGGTAGCTATGCGGTCGGAGTGTAATGTGGCCGAGGTGGGCGATCTGGTTAGCGGCAGCAATAAGACAACCGTATATTCCGGGTACAAGGTCATCACAGAGCCACGCTTTGTTTTGTACGGAACCGGTGAGGACGATTTCCTGAACGCCCTGTATGCGGGGGATATTCCCCAGGTTTCCAAGGTTACCCGGGATGTGTGGAAGCTGGATCCTGAAAAGGAGGATGCATCCGATGTGGACATCTGACCCGGTATGGGACGCGGAGTGCTACGCAGAGGAGCAGGATAGGCGGCTTGCGAGGATGCCTGTGTGCGATTGCTGCGGCTGCCGCATTACAGATTTCCCTGCTCTGCACTACAAGGACATTTGGCTTTGTGGAGAGTGCGTCAGAGACAACGAGGAGTATTACGAGGAGGCGTTGGAATGAGCGAGGGAGGCGTATTGCGGTACATCAAGACATCCGTGGATATTTACTTCCCGGAGGGGCATATGGCGTGTAACCTCTGCCCTCTGCTGGAAACATATTCCCGCAACCAGTGCAGGAGAACGAGCGAGTATCTGATAGACACAAGAATCATTGGTGCGCACTGCCCGCTGGAAATCATTGACGAGGAGGAAGAATTTTGAACATCTACGAGAAAATCGCTGCGATTATGCAGGATGTCCAGTATCTTGCAAAGGACGATCATGTAGAGTTCGGCAGCACCAAGTATAAAGCCCTGAGTGAGGAGAAAGTCACATCCATCATGCGGGCGGAGCTGCTGAAACACAAACTGGTTGTATACCCCATCGCACAGACGGCAACAAGAACCGGCAACATCACCCATGTGGATGTTTTGTACCGCATGGTGAATGTGGAGAACCCGGAAGAATACATTGAAATCGCGTCCTGCGGCGATGGCGCGGACACGCAGGACAAGGGCAGCGGCAAGGCTATGACATACGCTTTCAAGTATATGTGGTTGCGGACGTTTGCGATTCCCACCGGAGAAGACCCGGACAAGATTTCCTCCGCCGAACTGGACGAGAAAGAGCGGAACGCTGCGCCTGTGTGTGAGCGGTGCGGATCGGACATTGTGTCTGTAAGGAAGCGCAACGGCGAAATGTGGACGGTAAAGGATATGGTTAAGTATTCCAAGGGCCGCTACGGAGCGCAGATGTGCGCCGACTGCATGAAGGCAGCAAAGAAGGAGCAGGACAATGCTGCAGGCTGATGTGACCGCCGCCCGGTGGCAGCAGGACAGCGATGGGGCGTGGCTGTGCCTTCGGGTGCAGTCCCCCCGGTCGGCAATGGCCGTGTGCGACGAGCTGCAGCCGGACAAGCAGTATGTGGCGCAGATCAAGCGCAAGGGCAGGAGCCTGGATGCCAATGCGTATGCGTGGGTTTTGCTGGACAAGCTGGCGGCGCACTATGGGATTCCGAGAAATGATGTGTATCGGGAGGAAATAAAGACAATCGGTGGCGTAAGCGATGTTCTGTGCATTGTATCAAAGGCGGCGGACGAGTTCTGCCGAAAATGGGAATCCAAGGGAACGGGCTGGATGGCCGAGCAAGGGCCGAGCAAAATTCCCGGCTGCGTGAATGTGACCGTCTGGTACGGATCCAGCACCTACGATGTGGAGCAGATGAGCCGACTTATCGACCAAATTGTTGCCGATTGCAAGGAAGCAGGCATCGAGACGCTGACCCCGCAAGAGCTGGATTCCCTGAAATCTCGCTGGGGCGAAGCCAAGCCGCTGGTAGGTTATAAAGGTGACTGACAATAGACGGTGTTTTCTCTGCGGCAGAAATGGCGCAAGTGACCCGCTGGACCTGCACCACATATTCCCCGGTGCATGCCGCAAGAAAAGCGAGAAATACGGCCTTGTGGTGTACCTGTGCCATAACAGGTGCCATATTTTCGCGAAAACCGCCGTACACAACAACGCCTTAAAAATGCGGCAGCTGCAAAGATACGGCCAATTAAAGGCCATGCGGGAGCAGGGCTGGACGGAAGATGACTTCCGGCGAGAATTTGGAAAAAGCTATTTGTAAGGAGGAAAAAGATGGTAAACAGAATGATTTTGCAGGGGCGGCTTTGCTCTGACCCCGAACGCAGAGCCACACAGAACGGGACAACGGTATGCAGCTTCCGCTTGGCGTGGAGCGAGAAGGTAAAGGACAGAGAAACGAAGCTGTTCCTCCCCTGTGTGGCATGGCAGGGAACGGCAGAGCTGATCTGCACCCACTTTACCAAAGGCAAGGAGATCATCGTGGAGGGCAAGCTCTCCAGCCGGGACTATGAGGACAAGGCCGGCAACAAGCGCACCGTGGTGGAGCTGACTGCCGACAAGGTGCATTTCTGCGGCAGCAAGGACGCTGTTCAGAAACCCACGTATACCTTCGCTGTACAGGAACCCACGCAGACATTCGCGGAGATTTCCGAGGACGACGGCGACCTTCCGTTTTAAGGCGGTGTCACGATGGCAAGAAACTATGCTGCACTCCCCTATGACTATTTAGAGGAGATGGAAGCACTCAACGATGCAGAGTTCGGGCGGCTAACGCGGGCATTGCTGGTATACAGCATGACGGGAGAGCAGTTGGCGCTCTGTGGCAATGAGAGATTTTATGCCAAGCGCGTAATGGCGCAGGAGGATCGGTTTAAGGCGAGCTATGACGACATTTCTACCACCCGGCGCGAGGCGGGCAAGGCCGGAGCCGCCGCAAGATGGCAAAATGGCAAACGCATTTTTGCTAATGGCAAAAATGGCAAAGCCATAGTTGCTAATGGCAAAAATGGCAATACCGAAACCAATACCGAAACCAAAACCAATACCAATACCCAGCTATCTAACGATAGCAAGGGTGATATACGCGCGAAGCGCTTTACCCCGCCCACCTTGGCAGAGGTGCAGTCCTATGTGGCTGAACGCCATTCCCCGGTGGATCCGCAGGAATTTATTGATTTCTACGAGTCTAAGGGCTGGATGGTCGGCAAGGCCCCCATGAAAAACTGGAAAGCGGCTTGTCGAAATGCCGAAAAGTGGGAAAGATGGGCAAAGACTGCCGATCCCAAGGAAAAGACACCGGACAATAGCCTGGCGGAGTTTATGCGATGGTAGGAGGGCGATGGAAGTGAAGCATTTAGGAGATATTTGCAAAATCAACGGCGCAGAAATTGAAATCGTGGATGTTATCACGGGCGGATCGCCGTGCCAAGATTTGAGCATTGCGGGAAAACGCGCCGGATTGGCCGGCGCAAGGAGCGGATTGTTCATGGCGCAAATCCGCATCGTAAAGGAGATGAGAGAGCATGACAGAGCAAACGGAAGGACAGGTGACATGGTCAGACCTCGGTTTATGGTCTGGGAAAATGTGCCCGGAGCTTTCAGCAGCAACAAAGGAAAAGACTTCGCGGCAGTCCTCGAAGAGATCATCCGCATCGCAGAGCCGGAAGCCCCCGATATTGATGTGCCTGAAAAAGGCTGGCCAACTTGGGGGGGCTACCACGATGAGGTGGGAGGACGATGGAGCGTGGCTTGGCGAGTGCATGACGCGCAATACTGGGGAGTCCCACAACGCCGCCGTCGTATCTCGGTTGTCGCAGATTTTGGAGGAGACACCGCAGGAGAAATACTCTTTGAGCGCAAAAGCGTGTCAAGGCATCCTACGGAGAGCGGAACGGCGCGGGAAGGATTTGCCGAAGCTGCTGAAAGAGGTTTTAATCCGGCAGTCGGGGACTGCATGACGGCTTGGGATTGCCAAAGCAAGCGCATTTTTGACACAAACGGAAAATCTCCCACACTACAAGGCGGTGTTGGAGGAGGTGTGAACAATCCTGCCATATTTGCAGCAATCCCCATCAACGACAAAGCTACAAGATGGCAGGGCGGCGGAGAGAGCCGCAACCACGATGGCAGCGGAAACGGTCTTGGCATCGGAAAAGAGGGAGACCCGTCTCCTACGCTGACTGCCGGCGACCGCCACGGGGTAATGTGCATGACACCTTGGGACGCACAGAGCCAGCGCGTATACGACGGTAACGGCGTTTCGCCTACGCTCAGTTCCCGTGAAAACAGCGGTCTGAACCGCGAAGCTGTGCTATGTGCCGGGTTTAAGGCCGGACAGGGCGCACAGGCGGGCGGCATCGGGTACAGTGAGGAAGTATCGCCCACGCTGGCGGCGGCACCCAGCGGGACGAACCAAACCCCGGCGGTGGTTGCACTGGATATGTCGCACGCTTGCGATGTCATCCGAGACTGCGGCGAGATTGTTCCGAGTTTGCAAGCCCGTATGGGAACAGGCGGAAACCAAGTGCCGCTGACATATCAAATGCAAGGGTTTGGAGATTACCGCGCCGGAGAGGTTGCAAGCAGTTGCAAGCAGCGGGACTTTAAGGACAGCACAGACCTTGTTTGTGCTGTTGACTGCCGGAACTTCCGAGAGGGCGGCGAAACAAACGGGACTTTGCAGGCAAAATCAAACGGCGGAATCATCTACAATTTGCAGAACACCGTGAGAACGGGCATGATTGTGCGACGCCTTACCCCGATGGAGTGCGAACGGCTGCAAGGTTTCCCGGACGGATGGACAGACATTGGCGAGTGGCGCGACAGTAAGGGCAAGCTGCGCAAACCAAGCGACAGCCCTCGCTACAAGGCACTGGGTAACTCCATCGCCCTTCCCTTCTGGGATTTCCTGGCAAAGCGTATCAGTGCGCAATATCTTCGCCCTGTTACGATGGGTAGCCTGTTTGACGGTATCGGCGGCTTTCCGCTGGTGTTTGAGCGGCACAACGGCAAGGGCACGGCACGCTGGGCAAGCGAGATTGAAGAGTTCCCCATTGCCGTGACGAAACTGAGATTTGGGGAGGATTGACATGACCACATTACGCATGATTCCCGGCATTACATACACCCGGAAAAACCTTGAAGCATTGACCGGGATGCCGGACAGAGAGAACCGGCGAATGATCCGGGCGCAGCGGAGGCAGGGGGTGCCCATTGTGGCGCTGAAGGACGGCGGATACCGCCTTGCCGAGACCGACGAGGACAAGAAGGCGCTGCTGGACATGTACCGCAAGCGGGCTCTGGACGAGCTGGCCACATACAGCAGGCTTGCAAAGGCCATGCAGGTGCCGGGTCAGATGACCGTGGAGGAGCTGCTGGACGGATTGGCGGTGTAATATGACAATCTACATGCGAGTAAGCCGGGACAAGTACGAGCTCCCGGATGCCGTTTCGGAATCTATTATCGAGCTGGCCAACATTTGCGGCGTCAGCTGGCGGACGATCTACTGGGCCGTGTACGGCGGCAAGCGTACCAAAGGACGGCCCAAGTATGTGGCCGTACCGATAGGGGAGGGAGACGATGATTGAGATCACGGTGCCGCTGGCACCCGTCACAAAGAAAAACCATATGCGGATCATGCATAGCAGCAAAACGGGGAAGCCGTTTATTATGCCGTCCAAGCAGTACCAGGACTACGAGGCGGAAGCTGTATGGCACTGCAAAAAGGCCAAAGTGCAGCGCCCCATTGAGAAGCCTGTGGAGGTCAAATGCCTGTTTTATATGCCTACCCGGAGGCGAGTGGATTTGACAAATCTGCTGGAATCCATCGACGATGTGCTGGTGCGGGCCGGTGTACTCAAGGACGACCACAGCGGCATTATCGTTAGCCACGACGGGAGTCGGGTGCTGTACGACAAGGATAACCCACGGACAGTATTGTTTATCCGGGAGATGGAGGACATGGATGCTACAACCCGAGATGCGCGTATGTAAGCGCTGCGGCATAGAAAAGCCAATCACAAACTACAGCAAAAAAGGCGAAAACAAGTGGAGGACAACTTGCAAACAGTGTGATGCAATCGCCAGAAAGATGCGCCGGATAAGCGAAAAGAGGCTCACAAACCAAAACAACACGGAAAGCAGGGGGACGCTCTGTTGGAGATGCAAAAAAGCTGTTGGGCGCTGCTCCTGGACGGGGCTGGATAGCTCCAAAAAGGTACGCTTTGAGCCAGCGCCGGGATGGGTGGCGGTAAAATCGCTCGGCATACCAGGCCGCAAGTCAGAGTCTTACTTGGTGCTAAGTTGCCCGGAGTTTGAGGCGGACGAAAGGACGGAATGATGGGAAAATGTGACAAAATGAATCGGATCGCTGGGATAATGGTGCTGGCGGCGGCAACGCTGGGTGCGCTGACCATTGCGATGACAGCACAGACGTGCAGCGCAAATGATAATCCAGCAGAGGAGCGGTTGCCGCAGGTGGTTGCATTGCAGCCAGAATCGGCTGAAAAGGCTGGGTATAGGCAAGAAGCGGCATTCACCGTCACAGCGTACTGCCCCTGTGAAAAATGCTGTGGGGTGTTCGCAAATGGCTACACAGCCACCGGCGCAAAAGCCACCCAGGGCGTGACGATCGCCGCAGACCCAGATGTGCTGCCGATGGGGACAGAAATCGAACTGGACGGCCATACATACACCGTGCAGGACACCGGTGGCGCCATTGCCGGGAATCGGCTGGATCTGTATTTTGACAGCCACGAGGACGCCTTGCGGTGGGGTGTGCGAGAAAAGATCGTGAGGTGGGCCGGATGAAAAGCCCATGCGTAAAAGATTGCCCCGGCAGGCTCCCCTGCGGGGCCTGCCGGAAGGCTTGCGAGGCTTTCCGGGAATATGAAGCCCGGCGGCTGGGGCGGGACTATGGGACTACTGTAGGCGCACTTACAGCCGGCAGAAAATCCATGTTCCGGCGCGGGTGGCGGAGCGCCCAGCGGGGGAAGAATCACAAGAGATAGGAGGTTGACAATATGGACGCTGTGAAGTTTATTGAAGAAGCAAAGCGGATGTGCAATGCAAATATTAGCAACTGTGCGGAATGTTGCAAAGGCGGGGCATGCCCAATACGTCTACCGGGAACGAATTATACTCCGAAGGAACGCGTCAAGCTCGTAGAAGAATGGTCTGCTGCACACCCGCGAAAGACACGACAGAGTGTGTTTTTAAAACACTACCCGGAGGCGAGTATTAGCACACATGGCGTGCTGCTGGTATGCCCCTGCCCAATTTCTGCATCGCACAGGAACGCAAATGGCGGCTGCGCAACCATTGGTCGCAGATGCGACGACTGTCGTAAAGAATATTGGATGCAGGAGGTGGAGTGAATGAACGATATCACAAAGCAACCGTATTCCAAGTGGCTGGAAGAATCCCTGAAAGTTATTTCCGAGTTTAAGCCAGCGTGCCTGTGCATTGCAGCAACTTCCCCGGATGGTGAGACATTTACCGGATACTATAACGCTGATGCAACAGACAAGGCAGTTTTTGCACACCACATCCAAAGTGATGTGACAATGGACATTATCCGGGCGAACATCGCAACAATAAAAGCGATGCTTGAAGATTGCGATGCGGAGGGTGAATGATGGCTGAATACATCGAGAGGGCCGCTGCTGTGAAGGTGGTTTTGCGGGAACGAAAACCAACAAACAGCGTAGCGCAAAATCGCATGTTATCTATTATCCAGCGTGATTTGTTGACAATGCGCGCCGCCTACGAGGACACGGGACTGGAACCGGAGGAAGTTCTGCCGAAAGATAAGGCAGACGAGATCGCGCTGAAGCTGATGCGTCTTGCTGATTTGGAGAGCCTTTGCAACTATACCCGTTTGCGCGAGCTGGCCGAGGCAGACAAGGACGGGCGATTGGTGGTGCTGCCGTGCAAGGTGGACGACGGGCTTTGGACATTCTGTAGTCACCCGGTCGAGCAAGTTTACAGTTTTACTGTGACAGATATAAGCACACTTAATGGGAGGACTATGTTGAACACATCACGTTGCGGCGTTGTAGATGCGCGTGATGTCGGCAAGACCGTATTCCTCACCCGCGAGGAGGCGGAGAAAGCATTGGAGGCGATGAAATGAGCCGGCTATGGAATTGGTGCGCATTCTGCGGAAAGCGCATCGAAACGGGAGAAATGTGCTACGGTTTGCCAAACGGAGAGAGCGTATGCACAGATTGCTGTGTTGAAGAAAACGAGGGCGCGTCTGTATCCGACGGGGAGGAAGAACAGGAGGGTTAGTAATGGCTGAATTGAAACGCTGCCCTGAGTGCGGTGGAGTTGCAACCGTTATCCATATGTACGATACCTACGATAGAGCAGACTTTGGGTGGGATGCTGGTTGTGGCAGATATAGGGCTGGTGATGGCCTCCACACAAAGAAGATGAAAGTATCTGGGCTGCCCAGCAAAGAAAAAGCAATCGAAGCATGGAACAGGAGGGCTGACGATGTGCGAAAAGAAGATTCTTGATGTGACCTGCGGATCCAGAACAATATGGTTCAATAAAAATCACCCCGCCGCAATTTATGCAGACAAACGAGTTGAAGAACTGTATGCTGTTTGGAAATCGGGAAACGGCCAGTCCGAGAGATCTTGCATTATTGCCCCCGATATTCAATGCGATTTTACGGATCTTCCGTTTGATGCCAATTCGTTTGCTCTTGTTGTCTGGGATCCGCCCCATCTTCGTCGGGTTGGAGAGAACGCATGGTTGGCTAAAAAGTATGGCCGACTCGACAATAACTGGCCAAAAATGCTCCAAGACGGTTTCAAAGAGTGTATGCGTGTACTTAAACCCGATGGCGTATTGATTTTCAAATGGGCGGAAACACAGATCCCTGCCGCCGAAGTTTGGAAAGCGATAGGACAGCGACCTTTATTTGGTCATCACAGCGGGAAGAAATCGCAGACCTTTTGGGGCTGCTTCATGAAATTGGAGGGCTGACAATGGCTGAATACATTGAGCGGGAAGCGTATTGCGCCTACCTCAAAAGTCGCACAGCGGAATTTCTTGACGATTACGGGAAGGGTTGGAGCAATGGGATTATATCTGCGAGGAGAATTGCGTTAAAGTTCCCCGCCGCCGATGTGGCCCCGGTGGTGCATGGGCACTTTGTACATGACGGGCCGAGGTTTGCTGGCGGTGTAGACTGGTGGCGCTGTAGCGCCTGTGGCGGGCTGGCATCTGGCGCGGAGACGCAATTCGCCTACTGCCCCAACTGCGGGGCGAAAATGGACGGAGGTGACAGCGATGCGGCTGATTGACGCTGATCAAATGGCTGTGGACGAATACGAGGCCTATATGTCTGCACAGGTGCAGATTACAGACGATTTGAAATGGCTTGTAAACTTTGCTGCACACAGCAAAATCCAGAGGCTCATAGCCGATACGCCCACCGTTGACGCTGTGCTGGTGGTGCGGTGTAAGGACTGCATCTACACACGCAAGTTATACGGGAGATTGGTGTGCAAATACGGGACATGTTCAGGTTGCATCCTCCGCGAGGACTTCTTTTGCGCAAACGGCGAACGGAAGGAAGGTGCGGAATGTTAATTTGCACTTGCCCTAACGAGCTGGAATGTCCCGCATTATTATCAGATGTGGTGTGTTTTCCGTGGTGCGAATATCTGGAGGAGGACGGCGACGGCGATGATTGATGAATGCAAGTGGATGCAAGACGAGGTTTGCGTAAACGCAGATTGCCCGGCGTGTGCGGATTATTGCCCAGTGGCAAATACACCGGGCGTATGCATATACGAGGAAAGGGGTGATAGCGATGCTCAAAAGGGCAAACGGCAGACCGGTGCCAAATAATCCGGCCAAGGCATACGATCTGGGGCGGCTGGATGGCACCAAACAATGCATGGACAATGTTTCCTGCGTGCTGCTGGACAAGTGCGGATTCCATGTGCGGGAGCAGACGGCGGACGAGCACGACACCCGCAGCCTGGAATACTTACAGCAGTGCCTTGTGGAGCTGGTGGAAGCCAAGAACAACGGCTATATCAAGATGGCTGACATCGAAAAGGCCCTGCGGGGCGAATATAAGATGGTAAACAGCGCGGAGAAAAGGAGGGAAAATGAGCAAAAAGGCAACGCTGCCTTATGACGTGCGGTTGGAGTGCATTGCTTATGTGCGTGGGTATCCGCGCCGGGTGCGGGCGTATCGCGAGGCCCGGGCGGAGATTCTGGGCGGGACGCATAGCGCCACAGAGGGCATGCCAACTGGATCGGGCGCTGGTAGGCCCGCCGAGAGTAAGGCGGAGCAGCTGGCCGCCATAGAGCGATGGCCGGAGACGCAGAAGATGCTGGCGGTGGAATACGCTATAGACCGTTGCGGCAGAGATATCGGAAGCGATACAATCCGGCGGCAGCTAATATATGGCATTATGCGCAACTGCCAAGGTAAGCACAAGTATGCCCGTAATCGGATCGTGATTCCCGGGATTAGCGAGGCAACATTCAGCCGCCGGAAGGAAAGATTCCTGCATGATGTAGCGAAATATGCAGGGTTACTCGTGAAAGGTGATACAGATTCCACTTAATGATGTGCTACAATAGGTACAGTGGATGATAGGACAGTGGCATCCACGCGTTTTCCCAATCATCACTTTTCCTCCCTTCTATGCGCCGCCGGTATTGGGCGCACCTTCTGGCACCGAAAGGTCATACCGGCACAAACAGCCTGTAGGGGAACCTATGGGCTGTTGTTATATGCAGGCGTAGCTCAGTCGGTAGAGCTTTATCGCGCAAATGGATATGCGATTGAATGCCATTGGTCGCTGGTTCGAGTCCAGCCGTCTGCACCAAGACCCAAAGCTGACAGCGTACAGGGGCTCAAAGCCGGGAAGCCATTACCGGCAGGATGCGTCCAGATTTGTCCCGTCAGCAGGGCGTGGCTCCGCGAAGGGCCGTTCGATTTGCCCGCGTTGAATCGAGCGTTACTTAGAACGCGGAGGAGGCTCCGTGACGAATCCGCAAACGCGGGATATAGGGGCGAATGTTCCAAGGCTGGCGAGGCGGTCTCCAAAACCGCTTGGGTGGGTTCGATTCCCAACCGTCCCTGCCAGTGGCCGGGTAGCGCCCGGACAATGTGAGACCGTTGTCGTCATGGCTCACATGGAAATGACAATGCTCGCTGAAAACTGCGCTTGTCTTGATGCGTCAAGACCGGTTTGACCTGACGGAATAGGGGCTACGACTTTTCGGAGCGTAGTTGTCGGTAGCGTGTGACAATCTAAGCGGGAAGACGACCAATATGCGGTGCCAGATGAAAACGTTGAATCGTTTTCACCCGCAAGGGGCTTTCTTGGGGCGTATGCCCCACACGCGGCATAGGTGCCCCGTAAGGGTAGACCACAGCGAGTGACGGGGACTTTCCCTGAAGCGCTAAAGCAGGGCAGGACTGCAATGCCGCACAATAAAAAGAAAAAAGAGCGGAAGCTCCGCTCTTTTTCCCCAGCATACTGTTTTTAGCATTTCAATCCACGGGAAATAGGATCGAATTTCCCACCGATGCAAGCGCCTCCTGCATCGGACAAGTCAATCATATACTATCCGATGCATTCTGTCAATAGAAAATATCAAAAATAGTGTGTAGCCCATGTTTGAGAGCTTCCAGAAGGCCGCATGGGAGGGTAAAGACTGTTACTGTAGCCAAGGGGTGGGGGCTGGTAGCAAAACAGGAGGAAAGCATGAAAATCACAAAACGGCGGCTTGCGGATATTGTGCCGTATGCCGGCAACGCAAAAAAGCATGATAAGCGGCAAATCAACAACGTTGCGGAGAGCATCAAGCAGTACGGCTTTGTACAGCCGATTGTGGTTGACCGTGACGGCGTGATTGTAATCGGCCACTGCCGCGCTCTGGCGGCAAAAAAGCTGGGCATGGAAGAAGTGCCTTGCGTCTGCGTAGACGATCTGACACCGGAGCAGGTGAATGCCCTGCGGCTGGTGGATAATAAGAGCAACGAGAGCGATTGGGACTTTGACCTCCTGGCTGATGAGCTGCCCGGTCTCGACCTGTCGGCGTTTGACTTTGAATGGGGTCTGCGTGACGAACTGAACGATTCCGTTGTCGAAGATGATTATGAACCTGTCATTCCGGCGGAGCCGAAGAGCAAGCTGGGCGATGTGTACCAGCTTGGAGACCATCGCCTTATGTGCGGAGACAGTACATCTCTGGCTGATGTACAAAAGCTTGTTGGGGGGGGCACAAATCGATCTTCTTCTCACCGATCCTCCGTACAATGTGGACTATCAGGGCACCGCCGGTAAAATCAAGAACGATAACATGGAAGATGCAGCCTTTAGGCAGTTCCTGACGGATGCTTTCTCTAATGCGGCGATAATCATGAAACCAGGCGCTCCGTTCTACATCTGGCATGCAGACAGTGAGGGGTATAACTTCCGTGGTGCGTGTAAAGATTCAATGCTGCGCGTCCGGCAGTGCCTGATTTGGGTGAAGAATTCCCTCGTAATGGGGAGACAGGGTTTCCAGTGGAAACATGAACCTTGCCTGTACGGTGAGAGCGAGATTGAAGAGGACGCGCATGAGCCTTGCCTTTACGGATGGACGGAAGGCAAGAAGCACTACTTCTTCAAGAACCGCAGGCAGACAACTGTATTGAATTTCGATAAGCCTGTCAAATCTGCGGAGCATCCGACCATGAAGCCGATTAAGCTGTTTGATTACCAGATGCAGTGCTCCAGCAAGCCGGGTGAGAATGTTCTTGACCTGTTTGCTGGCTCGGGCACAACAATTATGGCAGCGGAGCAGAATGGCAGACACGCTTTCTGCATGGAGTGCGATCCGAAGTATGCGGACGTCATTATTGATCGATGGGAAAAGTTTACCGGAGGAAAGGCGGTTCTTCTGAATGACGATTGAAGAAGCGCGGGCGATCATTGAAAAAACAGGCAGCCCGCACCTAAAGCGGGACATGGAGAAGTTTATTAAACGCCAGCAGAGGAAGGAGGGCGCGTATGGCAAGGCCAAGAAAGGAAATAGACCAGAAGCAGTTCGAGAACCTCTGCGGCCTGCAATGCACGCTTGAGGAAATCTGCGGTTGGTTTGACGTGACCGATAAAACACTGGATAGTTGGTGTAAACGCACCTATCATGCCAGTTTTTCCGAGGTATTTAAACAAAAGCGCGGAGCTGGGAAAATTTCACTGCGTAGGAGCCAGTGGCAGCTTGCGGCAAAGAACGCAAGCATGGCTATTTGGCTGGGGAAACAGTACCTTGGGCAGCGCGATATTGTGGAGCTGGGTTTGCCGACTGACAACACGCAGGATGACGCATTGAGCGTGAGCCTGCGTGAAATGGCAGAAGGGTTGGAGAGCGATGGGTAAATATAGAAAAAAGCCGGTTGGTATTGAAGCATTTCAGTTAAACGCAAGAGGGCTTGTCGGAGAAGATTGGTTTTGGAATGCAGTTTCGGAAAATACAATTGTTACCCATGACTTTGGCAAGCATTATCCGAATCCGGCATGTGAAGGGACAATGATTGCTAAAGCCGGAGATTATATTATTCGGGGCGTAAATGGAGAAATTTATCCATGTAAGAGCGAGATTTTTCACGTGAGTTATGAGGCTGTCCTATGATTTCAGAAAAGCAGCAGAAAATCATGGCCTTTCCGTATTCCAAATACGACGCGCTTATCTGCGATGGCGCTGTGCGTTCCGGCAAGACCTCCATCATGATGTGGGCGTTTGTGCGCTGGGCGATGGAGAATTTCAGCGGTCAGCGCTTCGGTGTGTGTGGCCGCACGGTGGATAGCTGTACCAAGAATATCATCGTGCCGTTTACGGCGATGAGCCTTGCAAAGGAGCGCTATATCATCCGCTGGCGGCGCGGCGACAAGGTAATGGAAGTGCGGCGCGGAGCCGTGACGAATTACTTTGAAGTGTTCGGCGGAAAGGACGAGGCAAGCTATACACTGATCCAAGGCCGGACGCTGGCGGGTGTGCTGCTGGACGAAGTTGTGCTGATGCCGCGCTCGTTCGTGGAACAGGCGCTGACCCGCTGCTCCGTTGACGGTGCAAAGCTGTGGTTTTCTTGCAACCCGGGAAGTCCACAGCATTGGTTTTATACAGAGTGGATCAAGCGAAACCGAGAGCGGAACGCGCTGTATCTGCATTTTGAAATGACGGACAACCCCGGGCTGTCTCAGAAAACGCTGGAGCGGTATCAGTCGATGTTTACGGGCGTGTTTTATGATCGTTACATCCGTGGACTGTGGGTGCTGGCCGAGGGGCTGATTTACCCCATGTTTGACGAGAGCTGCATTGTGGACGAGCTGCCGGAAAAGGGAGAATACTATGTTTCCTGCGACTACGGCACGCTTAACCCGTTTTCTGCAGGACTTTGGTGCTGGGACGGCAAGGCGGCCACGCGCATCCGTGAGTATTACTATTCCGGGCGCGAGAGCCAGAAGAACAAGACGGACGAGGAATACGCAGACGAAATTAAAAAGCTCATCGGTGAGGCAGATGTCAAAAGCATTATCGTCGACCCGTCTGCCGCCTCGTTTATCGAGGTTTTGCGGCGGCGCGGTTATATGGTCCGCAAGGCCAACAACGATGTGACAAACGGGATTATGACTACGGCTCGGTTTTTGCAAGACGGCATTCTCAAAGTGCATCGTGGCTGCAAAGACTGCATCCGCGAGTTTGGGCTGTATCGGTGGGACGAAAAATCCGCCGACGACAGGCCAATCAAGGAAAACGACCACGCAATGGACGAAACGCGCTATTTTGCCTATACGATTTTGAAAAATAAGGCGTATAAGCGCGATTATGTCCCCATTTGGAGCAGATAGGAGTGAGCGGAGATGAAGACATATAATGACCTTGTGGCGGTGGGTGAGGATGAATGGGCGCGGATGGAGTTTATCCGAAGCGCAATCAACGAGCACCGCGAATCCCACGCATACAAGACGGCGGCGGATGCGGAGGAATACTATAACGGCCTGAATCCGACTATCAACCGCTATGAAAAGATCATCTACGATATGCAGGGTCGCGCCCACACGGATATGTGGACGGCGAACCACAAGCTGGCCAGCCGGTTTTTTGGCCTGGCGGTGGATCAGGAGGTTTCGTATCTGCTGGGAAACGGCGTAACCTTTGCGGAGAAGGAAACGCCGAACAAGCTATGCCCAGACTTCGATCAGGAAGTCATGGATGCAGCGCGTGAGGCGAAAATTGCGGGCGTGTCCTTCGGTTTCTGGGATTTGACGCATTTGCGTGTGTTCTCCCTGCTTGAGTTCGTCCCCCTCTATGATGAAGAGGACGGCGCGATGAAAGCCGGTATCCGGTTTTGGCAGGTGGCACAGGATAAGCCGCTTAGAGCGACGCTGTATGAGATCGACGGATTTACCGAGTATTTCCAGCCCAGCGGCGAGGATATGACCGTCATGCAGCCAAAGCGCAGCTATAAGCTGATCGAGCGCAAGGCGGAAGTCGGCGAAACAGAGATTTACGACGGCGGGAATTATCCGAGTTTCCCAATCGTGCCGCTGAAAAACAATAAGCGGTGTCTGTCCGAGATCGTCGGCAAGCGCAACACCATTGACGCGCTCGACCTTGCGTCCTCTAACATGGTAAACAACGTGGACGAGGGCAATTTGATCTACTGGGTGCTGTCCAACTGCAACGGCATGGACGATCTCGACGATGCGAAATTTGTGGAGCGCTTAAAAACCACCCATGTTGCCCACGCTAACGGCGATGACGGTGCAAAGGTGGAGAGCAAGACCATCGAGGCTCCTTATGAGGGCACCAGTAGCACCATTGATATGCTGAAAAAGAAGCTCTATGAAGATTTCCAGTGCTTTGACGCTGCGGCGGTATCCGCAGGGAACCAGACGGCGACCGCGATCAAGGCCAGCTATGTGCCGCTGGATCTGAAAACAGACAAGTTTGAATCCGAGGTCACGCGGTTTATTGTTGAGATTCTGCGTCTGGCAGGCATTGAGGACCAGCCGAGTTATACGCGCAATCAGATCATCAACAAGAGCGAGGAAACGCAGAACATTCTTCTGGGTGCGGCGTATTACGATGACGAATACATCACGAAGAAGCTGCTGACCATCAACGGCGACATTGACCAGTACGAGGACATGGCAAAGCGGAAGGCTGCAGAAGAGATTGACCGGAGCTTTGCGGAACCGGATGCGCCGGAGGTGAACGGCGATGGCGAACAGTGACCTCGGACACAAGCTGACCGATAAGGAGCTTGCGAAGCTGGAACGTCGTATTGCAACGCTATACCGCGAGGCGGGGGAAGAACTGCAAGCTACCATCGACGCATATTTTGAGCAATTCAAAAAGCACGACGAGGAAATGAAGGCTCTGATCGGCACCGTGCAGAACGGCAAGGAATGGACGGAGGCTGACTATAAGCAATGGCGGCTGAACCAGATCGGGCGCGGAGAACGCTATCAAGCTATGCGGGACAAGGTGGCGCACCGCATGACCGATGCAAACGCTGTGGCGGTGTCCTACACCAACGATGCTACGCCCGGTATCTACTCCCTCAACCGCAACTATTCGGCGTACACCATCGAGCAGGTCGTGGGCAACGTCGGCTTTGACCTGTGGGACGAGCAGACGGTTAAACGCCTGATCGCGGAGCAACCGGAGTTGATGCCGTACTATCCAAAGGGCAGAGCGCTGAAACGCGGGATTGATCTCGCATACGGCAAGAAGCAAATTACGGCCAGTGTCGCCAGCCCCCTCTTGGATGGAAAGAGCATCAAGCACATGGCGGACGACCTGCAAAAGCGCATTACCACCATGAGCCGCGACAGCGCTATCCGTACCGCCAGAACTGCCGTGACAGGTGCACAGAACGCGGGGCGCATGGACAGCTACGCGGCGGCGGAAAAGATGGGCATCAAGCTCAAGCGGGAGTGGGTGGCGACGCTGGACGGACGAACTCGGCACGCCCATGCAATGCTGGACGGTCAGCGGGCCGAAATCGACAAGCCGTTTAAAATCGATGGGTACGAGATTATGTACCCCGGCGATGCGTCTGCACCCGGTTATCTTGTGTATAACTGCCGCTGCACGCTGGTTGCTGATGTGGATGGGGTAGATACATCAGACGGGCTGCGTAGGACACGCGACGGGCTTATATCTGACATGACATATGCGCAGTGGGAAGCATCGAAGCAGGGATACAGCGGCAAACAGTTATCCCCATATCACATGGGGAGCGAAAAATCTGCAAAGGATGTTACGAAGAAATATATAGATTCCGCCAAGCCCCGCATGGGTAAGGTGCGATACGAGAACGGATACCGCATAAAAGGGCACAAGACCGAAATCGAAGTTGCAAACCAACTCAGAGATCAATTCGGCGGGAAGTTCGTGCTGTTGAAAGAAGCGAATGCGCAGGGGATAAAAACGCCAGACTACCTGTGGCGAGGTAAACAGTGGGAATTGAAAAGTATATCAACAGCGAAAGCGGCAGATATGGCGATTCGAAAAGCCACAAAGCAGATTGCAAAAACTCCTGGAGGGGTTGTGTTACAGTGCACAGGATCCATCAATACAGATGAGCTTATACGCATTGTAGATGATAGAGCAGTTCGCAGCGTGGTTAGCACTGGGTTCGGTTTTGATGTGATTGCATTGGATGAGAACGGTTCTCTCCTGTTCGCACGAAGGTATAAAAAATGAGCCGCCCCCCCTCCAGTAACGGGAAGAGGTTCGGCTCGAAAAAACGGAAACATGAGTTTCCTCACTGTCAGTATATGCAATTCCCAAAAAAAAGTCAAGAGGGATTTTTTGATGAACGTTGAAATCACCGACAACAGCAAAGAGGTTTCTGGCGCCATCCATGCGGCGCTTCTGCGGGGGCTGGAAAAGATTGGTCTGGTGGCAGAGGGATATGCGAAAAAGCTGTGCCCCGTTGACACCGGCAATCTGCGCAACAGCATTACCCATGTGGTAGACGAAGGGGGTGATGCGGTTTACATAGGCACCAACAGCGAGTATGGGGCCTATGTGATACACAAGCGGAACTTGGCACAGGAAAGTATTATCCGGGTGGCAGGCCGAATCCTTGGGTATATCAAGATGCAAAGGGACAATTTCACCTTACGCATGGGCAACGTGCCCAACCATACCTAAAGCCATCTGCAGCGGACCATTTGAGCCAGTACAAACAAATCATAGAATCTGAGTTAAAACGTTGACTTTTCTGCCCGAATATGGTACAATATATTCGAGGTGGGAACAATGAAAAACAACAAAAACATCAAGGATTTAACTGGGCAGAGATTTGGCAGATTGGTTGTAGTCGGTCTGCATCCAACGGAAACGCGAAAAACCTATTGGGTCTGTCAGTGTGACTGTGGAAATGTGAAAATTGTTCGTTCTGATAGCCTGCAATGCGGCGCAATTCGCTCTTGTGGTTGCTTGAAAAAGGAACAGGATAAGAAAAACCTTATCTTGGGCGATGGGCGCAGGAAGTTTGCAGAGACCGGATTTAAGGTTGGGGGAACAAGGATTTACAACATCTGGCAAAACATGAAAGCAAGGTGTTATAATGAACATGATGCACGATACGACAGATACGGCGGACGTGGCATAAAGGTATGCGAGGAATGGCGTTCTGATTTTATTGCGTTCCATGATTGGGCCATGTCCCACGGATATCAGGATGATTTGACCATTGACCGCATTGACAACGATGGTGACTATTGCCCTGATAATTGCCGGTGGTCCACGGTTAAAGAACAGTGCAATAACCGGAGTACAAACGTCAATATCAAAATCGGGAACGCTACAAAGACCCTTACGGAGTGGTGTGAGATATTCCAACTCGACCCTATAAAGATACATTCTCGATACAAATTGCATGAGTTTATCAGCATAGATGATTTATTCAACCCATAGGCAACTGGCACATGATCCACGGTAATAAACCGCAGCCGTTTCTGAAACCTGCTGCCGCCGACCATGCCATCCAATACCGGAAGATATTGGAGGACGAACTGAAATAGGAGCTAACTGCTTACAAATTGTAGGCAGTTGGCTCTTTTTGTTAATTACCGCAAGGGACAGCGGTTTTTATAAAACTATCGTTTCCGAAGGAACGGAACCGAAGAAAAGGAGATAGTGTCATGGCACTTACACGAAAACTTTTGAAGGGTATGGGGCTCACCGATGAGCAGGTTGATACCATTATCGAGGCGCATACCGACACCGTGGACGGCTTGAAAGCTGATGTTAGCAAGTATAAGGCGGACGCGGAGAAGCTGCCCAGCGTCCAGAAGCAGTTGGACGATCTCAAGGCGGCAGGTGACAACGGCTATCAGGAGAAGTACGAGAAAGAGCACAAGGCTTTTGAGGACTTCAAGGCCAATGTCGCGGCAAAGGAAAGCAAGGCGGCAAAGGAAAAGGCCGTCCGGGCTTACTTTGAGAGCAAAAACATCACCGGCGCGAATCTCGACCTTGCTATGCGCGGCTGCGGCGAGGAAATGGCCGCATTGGAGATGGACGGCGAGAAAATCAAGGACACCAAGAGCCTTGATGCACTCGTAGACGGCACCTACAAGGGGCTTGTCTCCACCACGCAGACGCACGGGGCGAATCCCGCCAACCCCCCGGCAAACACCGGCGGCGCAAAATCCCGAGAGGACATCTACAAGAAGGACGATAAGGGCCGCTATGTGATGTCTACGGCGGAGCGCCAAAAAGCACTTGCCGATCTGATGGCAAGCGAAAACAACTGATTTTTTGAAAGGAGCTATTTATGGCTGCGAAAACTAACGTAACAACTTCTGCCCAGTTTACCACTTCCGCCCGTGAGGTGGATTTCGTGTCCCGCTTCGCTGATAACTGGGACGCACTGCGGAACATCATGGGCATCATGCGTCCCATCCGCAAGGCCCCCGGCACGAAGCTGGTTTCTTACAAGGCCAGCGTGGACGGCGGTCTCAAGGGTGGCACCGTGGCTGAGGGTGACGAGATCCCCTTCACCAAAATGAAGGTGGAGCCTGTCGCCTACGACGACATCGACATTTCCAAGTATGCCAAGAGCGTGACTATCGAGAGCGTGGCGAAGTACGGCGCTGATGTTGCCGTGGAGAAGACCGACGAGGCGTTCCTCGTGGCCCTGCAGAACAAGGTTTTGACTGACTTCTACACCTTCCTCGGCACCGGCACGCTCAAGGTAACGGAAAAGACTTGGCAGCGCGCTCTTGCGATGGCAAAGGGCAAAGTGCTGGACAAGTTTGCCGGTCTCGACAAGGACGTGACCGAGGTGGTGGGCTTTGCCAACATCATCGACGCTTACGATTACCTGGGTGACAAGGAGATCACCGTGCAGACGATGTTCGGAATCAACTACGTGGAGAACTTCATGGGCTACCGCACCCTGTTCCTGCTGCCCGAGAAGTACATCGCCTCCAAGAAGGTGATCGCTTTGCCCGTGGAAAACATCGACCTGTACTATGTGGACCCGAGCGACAGCGACTTTGCCAAGCTGGGGCTGAATTACACCGTGAAGGGCGAGACCAACCTGATCGGCGTCCATGTCGACGGCGATTACAGCCGCGCCACGGGCGATATGTACGCCATCATGGGCATGAAGCTGTGGGCTGAGTATCTGGACGGCATTGCCGTGGCTACCGTTTCGGTGGCCGGCGCGGGCTAAATAGGAGGGCAGCGTAATGCTTGAACAAGTCTTGCGGCATTTGAACAACTGGTTCCTTGTGGAGATTCGCGAGGGCACGTTCACCGTGGAGAACGGCAGCATTGCGCTGCCCTTTCTCCTGACCAATCAATATTTCCGTATCTGCGGATCCGTATTTAACGATGGCCTGCACCAGTACCCGGTGACCGACCTCACGGATGAAACCTTTACCGGGACGGTGTGGGTGTTGGCTGTGCCAAAGGCTGTGCTTGTGCTTGCCGAAGATATCGCCGCATGGGAAGAAAAGAACGGTGAAGCCGTTTTAAGCCCGTACACGAGCGAAAGCTTCGGTGGATACAGTTACACCAAGGCGAGCGGCGGAAATGCCGACACGAGCGCTGGGACGGGCTGGCAGGGCACTTTTAAAGGCCGATTAAATGACTGGCGCAAGCTCAAGGGGGTGGAACCGTGACTTTACTGGACGATTTTGCCCACAAGTGCATTCTGATGGAGAAAAAGCGCACGCCTGACGGCGCGGGCGGCTACATCACTGCGTGGGAAGAGGGAGCGGAGTTCCTCAATTACCAGTCTCTTGACACATCGATGGAGGCGCGAAAAGCGGAAAAGGAGGGTGTGACCTCGGTATATTCCGCACTGGTCAATCAGAGCGTTCCCATCGAGTACAACGATTATTTCCGCGATACGGAAACGGGGATTACCTATCGCGTGACCTCAAATCCCGAGGAAAAGGCCGCGCCGAGGTCTGCGGGCGCAATCATTAAGGCGCTAAAATTCTTCACTGCGGAGCGAAAGGAGCTGCCGAAATGACAAAGGACAAGGCGCTCCATGCGTGGTTTTCCCAATTCCTCCCGTCGTATCCGACCTCGAATGTGCCGGAGGACGCGACCTTCCCGTGGCTGACCTATGAGCTTATCACAGGATCATGGGAGAGCGGCGAGACCGCGCTGACGGTCAACCTCTGGTATTACACCGAGAGCGAAGCGATGCCCAACGCAAAGGCACAAGAAATCAGCGACGCAATCGGCATGGGCGGCTGTATGGTCGCCTATGACGGCGGAGCAATGTGGATCAAGCGTGGCTCCCCGTGGTGTCAGAACATCGCGGACGAAAGCGATAAAAACATCAAGCGAAGGTATCTCAACATCACGGTGGAATACCTATCGCAAAACTGATGAAAGGAAGAAAATATGAAATTCACAAAAATTCCCTCTGATGCATTTCAGAAGCTCCAGATAAACGCCGGTATTCTGACTACCGATTTTACCCCGGCCACCGGCACCATCGGGGAATCGGGGCAGATTGGCGCGACGACCGGCGGCATTAGCTTTACCGCAACGCCCACCTATAAGGACTATGGAGAGGACATCGACAACTGCCCCAAGAATGTACAATATTCTTACCAATTAAAACGAATCGTTGCAATATTTACGCGAAATAGAGGGTTTGCCCCCTTGAATTGTGCGCCAAAATTGCAAGCCGTTCCCGCCTATTCGCCGAAGTTGTGCGCCAAATGTGCGCCAAGAAAGGAGAGCGGCGGCGTGGTGAAATTGGTAAACGGGCAGTTGTGGTATTGTTGCCCGGTCTGCGGCCAAAAGCTGCACAAGCTGGCCCCCGATGCCGTTTGTAATGGCGTCACAACCTTTTGCAGGCGGTGTAAATGGGAGGGGGTAATGAACATCAAGGAGCGGAAAGGAGCTTAAACAATGGCGAGCATTAGGAAGATAGAGGGGAAACACGGCACGGCGTATAAAATCACGGTCACGCTGGGCCGTGATGCCCTCGACCGGCAAATCAGACATTATAAGACATGGAAGCCGGACAAGCCCATGACCGCGCGAGAACTCAACAGAGAATTGCAGCGCGTGGCAACAGAGTTTGAACAAGACCTAATGAGCGGCTTTCAAGCGGATAACAAACAGACCTTTGCAGAGTACGCCGCATACTGCTACACCATAAGGGAGCAGCGCGGGGACAAGCCGCAAACGCTGGCCCGCGTCCGGCGGCAAACTGCGCGGATCAATGAGTATATAGGGCAAATCCATATTCAAGAAATCCGCCCGAAGCAGCTAACCGAACTTTACAAGAAGCTTTCCGAGCCGGGAGCCTGTCGGTGGCAAGTGTTCGCGCTGCCCGCTGTAGACTTCAACCAGCTTATACCGGAGGGGGAAACGTGCAACAGTTTCGCGCGGTCATGTGGCGTCTACGGGAATTTAATGCGCCGGTTATGTAAGAATCAGCCCATCAGCCGCCAAAACGCCGCAATAATTGAAAAGAATTTAGGCCGAAAAGATCTTTTCAAGCCGACGGGAGACGAAAAGCCGCTATCCCCCGGAACAATCAGGGATTATCATGCAATCATTTCCACGGTGCTTGAACAAGCTTACAAAGAAATGATTATCAAATATAACCCCGCGAAGCGCGCCACGCTGCCAAAGAAAAAGCGCATCCGCGAAAGCAAGTCTTTACAGCCGGAGCAGCTTAAAGCCGTTCTTGCTGCCCTGGAGGGGGAGCCGCTGCCATTCCGCGCATTGATAACCTTTTTTATTTCCACGGGATGCCGCAGAGGGGAAGCCCTTGCGCTTACATGGGACAAGGTGGACTTTGTGCGGCGGGAAGTTCTGATAAATCAAAGCATGATTTATCTCCCCGAAACAGGCATACAGAGCGGGCCGACAAAGACCGACAACAGCCGCCGCGTGGCCCTCCCCGATGAAACTATTGACCTATTGCGCAAGCTATGGGCGGAGCAGGCAAAAGACCGGCTACGGCTGGGCGATCTTTGGGAAGATAGCAACCTGGTATTTCCAAGATGGAACGGAAAGCCGATGAACCCCGGAAATGTGAATCTTGAATTGACCGCATTTTGTGACCGGCACGGCCTCCCCCATATTAACCCGCACTTGTTCCGACATTCTGCCGCTTCCGTTTTGCTTTCAAACGGCGTGGATGTGCTGACCGTGGCCGGGATGCTGGGGCATTCCGATGTATCAACGACGCTTGACACATACGCACACGCCATAGACGAAGCACGACACAAAACGGCGGATTGTATCAGCGAAACTATTTTGCATAAAAATATGGCATAACTCTTGCAAAACCCCGCTTTTTGTGATATAATAAAGGAAATTGAATGACAAAACAAACGGGGAGAAATCCCCCTTTGAATGTGCCTTTGTGCCTATTACTTACGCATGGTAAAAGTGCGTGAGCGATAGGCACTTTTTATTTTTAACCCGAAAGGAGCTTTATCATGGTAAGAATTAGAACTATTCCGAAAGCAGTTGCGGAGATCAAGGCGCAAGACCCCGGAAGCTACATCAACGAGCGACTTTTGCGCCGCTGGGTGAAAGATGGAACGATCAAGCCCGTTAACGGCAGCTACACTTATACGCTTGTCAACCTTGACGAGCTGGAAAGATTCCTTGCCAATGAAAATAACTGACCTTTTGAGCCACGGGCAGGCTAACGCCGTTCCCCTCCGAGATTTGGAGGGAATAACCGGCCTCGACGGTCGAACCGTCCGGGCTATGATCTCCGCCGAGAGACGAGCGGGCGCGGCCATATTGAGCGACAATGTGACCGGCTATTACCTCCCTGCGAACGAGGAAGAAAAGGCGCGTTTTGTCCGCTCCATGCGGCACAGGGCGAAAGAAATTCTATGCGCGGCGGATGCCGTGGAAAGGAGCTAAAAATGCTAACTGGGAAATATGAAGCCTTTGCGGAGTATTTCGGGAACGATGTTGCGGAGGGAATTTTCAAGGCGGATATTTCAACGGCAAAAAAGAAAGACAAGATTAAGCGTCTGAAGAAAAAGCTTTTGGAACTGCCAGCCGCAGATGTCGGCACAGCGTATAAAAATATTCTGTCGGAATCGCTGGGCATTATCAAGCCGGTCAGCGAAAAAACAGAGGCCGTAATAAGAGCTGAAAATATAATTTTGAAAGCAACTTTGGAAATGGAGGTTTAAGCAAATGGCATACAAGAAAAAAGAAAAGCGGGCGACATGGTGGAAAATGCTTTACCATCAAAGGGCGGCTATTTCTTCGGTTTCGGACGCTGACGCCGGATTAGGTCTAAAGGCTGCATTTGCATATTTTGACGGTGAGGAAATCGACCCGGCACAGCTTACCCCCGGCGCATTTACCGTATTTTGTGTAATTCGTCCGTACATCGACGAAAGCATGAGGGACTTTCAAGAATCCGTCGAGAGCGGGAGAGCCGGAGCCGAAAAGCGATGGGGGTATAGATAGCCCCCCTATACCCCCCCTATAGGGTAGCTTACAGAAGCAATAAGCAATAAGCAATAAGCAATATGCACTATGCTTGATGCACTACTGTAAAAGGGAATGACAAGTCATTCCACGCCATGTATAAGGGTGCGCTGCGCGCGCACCACCGCCGATATTATATATTTTCAATTTTTCTTCTTTTTTTGTATAAGGGAGCGTTTTATGACCTTTGATTTTGAGAAATTCGCAAGGATAACCGCGAGCGTTTACCCCGTTAGCCCGTACACCCTCGAAGAAGCTTTGAGCGTATTTCACTACTACTTTGAGAAGTACGAAGAATATACCGGCAGACCGCACCCGCCGATCAAAGCAAGCCAGATCGTGCGCATTTGCCAGGATATGCCATTCATCAGCCGAGAATACGGCGGCGGGTTATACGCCGATATTGATCCAGAGGCATACCCCGTACTGATTGACAAGTATTTTGCTACGAAATATCGCAACTGCGACCGGAACATAAACCACTTTTTCAGCGGAAGAATTAGGGAACTCCGATTTTACGAGGAGCTTTATTGAGAGGGGTGAAAGACACGAGCGGGAAAGCATCACAGCGAAAAGGCGCAGACGGTGAAAGGGAGCTTGCCGCCGTTCTCCGTGAATATGGGTACGAGATCAAGCGCGGCGGGTCTATGTCCTTTGGTGAAGTTCCCGACCTTGTGGGCTTGCCCGGTGTCCATATCGAGGTGAAGCGCTGCGAGCAAGTCAGGCTTTCCGAGTGGATGAAGCAGGCCGAAAGGGATAGCCAACATTTCAAGGACGGTTTACCCGCCATATTCCACCGCCGAAGCCGCGAGGGGTGGCGCGTAACAATGAACCTTGCGGACTTTATGCGGCTCTATGACCGCCAGAAAGCCGCAGAAAACGCCGATTGAAAGGGGTGATATATTGACACCACGCAAAGAAAAAGCGCTGCAAGCCCTCCTTGTGTGCCGTACAAGGGCAGAGGCAGCAAAAGCCGCCGGAATTGGGGAAAGTACCTTGCGGGCGTATCTGCAAGACGCTGAATTTTCGGCAGCATATAAACACGCCGCCGCCGGGGTCATGGACAGAGCAACGCGGCAGCTTCAGCAGAATTTGACCGCCGCAATAGACCGGCTGGGGGCCATTGTCGCAGACGATGAAGAAACGAGCGCGAACCACATTACAGCGGCGCGGACGCTGCTTGACTACGGCTTGAAGTTCACCGAGTTTAACGACATCTTGAAGGAGCTGGAGGAGGGCGGCGAAGATGTATTATGACCGTCTGAAAGCCCGCGTGAGGGCAACCAGCGCGATCAAGCGGCAGCAGCGAGAGGCGCGGGCGCTTATTGACAGCATAGATGTAAAGCAACATATAGCCCCCGTATATTTCCCGCTGCATGACGATTTGAAAGAGGGGAAGCACACCACATTCAACCTCCCCGGCGGGCGCGGCTCCTGCAAGTCCTCCTTTACCTCTTTGGAGATTGTGAGCGGCATTATGGCAGATACCACGGGACAGAGCAACGGCATTGTATTCCGCCTTGTGGGTGCAACAATGCGGGATAGCGTCTTTTCTCAAATCGCATGGGCCATTGATACGCTGGGCGTTTCCCATCTATGGCGCGGGCGTGTGTCCCCCATGTCCTATACTTATCTCCCGACCGGCGCACAGATCCTTTTTCGAGGGCTGGACGATGCAAGCAAGTTAAAATCCATCAAGCCACGGCGCGGCGTGTTCCGCTATGTGTGGTTTGAAGAATTTAGCGAATTGCGCGGGCCGAACTTCACGCGAAACGTTATGCAATCGGTACTTAGAGGACAGGGGCCGGGGGCTATCGTGTTCCGAACCTTTAACCCGCCGATCTCCGCCAACAACTGGGCGAATGTGTTTATACGGGAGCCGGACGAAAAGGCCGTTACGCTGCTGACAGACTATACCATGATCCCCCCGGACTGGCTGGGCGAAAGCTTTCTTTATGAAGCTGAACGGCTGCGCGATGTAAACCCGAAAGCCTATGAACACGAATATTTAGGCGTACCGACCGGCGCGGGCGGCGAAGTCTTTCCCAATTTGGAAATACGGGAGATCACCGACAAGGAAATAGAGCAAATGGGCTATTTCTATCAGGGCTTAGACTTTGGATTTGCAGTCGATCCCGCCGCATTTCTCCGCGTGTCTTATGACCGCAAGAGCGACACCGTTTTTTTTGTTGATGAAATATACAAGCGGCATTTGTCGAATAAGCAGCTTGCGGAGGAAATCAAAAAGCGCCGCTATGACCGTGGCGGGGGTGAGTACCATTCGCCGATATTGGGCGGCGTATACGAGGAAAAGCAGCTAATCACGGCGGATTGTGCGGAGCCGAAAAGCATATCGGATATGCAGGCGGAGGACTTGAAGTGCATCCCATGCCACAAAGAGCCGGGATGCGTGAGCTACCGTGTGAAATGGCTGCAACATCGGCGCATTGTGATTGATCCGAAGCGAACCCCCGAAGCATACCGCGAATTTGTAAATTACAGCTACGCCACGGACAAGGACGGAAACTTTCTTTCCGAACTGCCCGACAAGGACAACCACACCATAGACGCCTGCGCTTATGCCCTCGACCGGCTTATTTACCGGCGCGGCGTTTCGGCGTGAGAAAGGAGAAATTCATGGGCTATATGCGTATCAAATGCCACTATTGCGGCGGCACATGGGAAGTGTACGGGCGAAGCATCACAGGCTTATCAAGTCCCACTATTATTAGCGGGGACTATCCCCGCACTTGCCCGCATTGCTTCAAGGCCATTGAAAGGCAGACATGGGAAAAGCAGATCATTCCGGCGTTTCTTGCGCTGGACGATGCAAACCGCGAGCTTGTAAAGGACAGCAGCGGCTACCATACCCCGCTTTTTGAAGTCAGCTATGAGGCCGACAGCGTATTCCGCAACGGATATGAAAACTGTCCAAATTTGGACTGAAAGGAAGCACATGGACATTTTGAAGGAATACCCCCTAATTGATGAACACGGCAAAAGATACCGCGAGTTTGGGCGCGGATGCCGTGAGTACGCGCCGACCCTTGTAACCTCTGCGGGCGAAGTGCCGATGGGAACAGTAATTTATAAGAAGATGCAGGAAGAGCCACCCGCACAAAAGAAAGATTGCCCATTTCAGAGCGGTCTATACCCGCAATGCAAAGAGGATTGCAGCTTTTACAAAAGCGGCAAGTGCAAGCCGGGAACGGCAACAGCGGGCAAGCGCTGCCCTCTCCCTGCACATTTGACTTGCGGCAATACCTGCACCATGTATAAGAATAGGCGCTGCGGCCTTTTTCCGCAGCAGAAAGGAACAAAAAAATGAGCGAGTTTAACCACTTTGCAAAAGACCTTGACGCGGCTTTCAAGGCGGCACGGGACGAATACGCCGCCGCGTATAACGCAGTAGAGCAGGCACGAAAGGCCATGCAGGACGCAGGCCCGGACGCGCTGAAAAGGCAGATTGCCACGCTCCAGCTCCAAGAGGCGGAAAACAGCCTGCGCAAAGAAACGGCCCGCATCTGGACAGAGTTTGACGCAAAGGCTGCAGAACTCCGCCGCGCATTGGAAAAGGAAGTACAGACAAGCAACCTTGCTGATCCTTCAGCCATTGACAGCAACGCCGTGGAGCTGATGAAAACCGGCGTTCTGACGGTGGATGACTATTTCGGCTTTGCGGACAGATACGACGGGAACCCGACCATGCTAAAGCTGATCGGTCACTATGCAAAGGAAGCAGCAGACAGCACCGACGACCGAAAAGACAGGGTTGCTTTAACCATTCTCGCGCAGGATTGCGCCAAAGGAACGGGAAAGACCTTGAAAGCGTGGGACAGTATGATGACCGCCGCCAATTATTGCAGCGGGCGCGGCGGCAGCGGCAACCGGCGTCCTACTCCCGGCGTAACGCTCAGCATGGGCGAATGGTGGGAGCAGCTTTCCGGCGAGATCATCGAGAACTTTTGAACGGAGGCAGTGATACAAGGCCACCAGCCGGAGAAAGCCCGGCAGCAGGCAGCAAGGGCGGCGGGATTGCCTATCCTTTGTCCCCTTGCAAAGTCCTGCCCGAAGTACAGCGGCAGGCAGCGCCCTAAAGTACCAGGGCGCGGGAGTGTGTAAATAGTGCCATAATCTCCATATAAAGGGCGGGGGCAATAGCCCCCGCCCTTCTTTTTAAGTCTCGGATTTATCCGGGGCTTTTTCTTTCGGCCTCATTGCTTGCATAACCTTGTCGCGTTGCGCCTGCGTCTCAACCGAACGGCTAACAAATGCAGGAACCGTTTCCCCGGCTCTCTGTGCGGCCTCCTGCGCCGTTTTAAGTGCGGCAGGGGTAAGGATAGCCCCCTCGCCTTGCGACGCTCCTGCGGGCTTCTGTGGGCTTTCTCCCATAGCTTCACCAATGATGCGGTTGATAAAGCCGTTTACGCTTTCGCCGGTCTGCGCTGCAAATGCCTGGATTTCGTCTTTCCGGCCTTTGGGAACTGTTAGGTTGATGCGGTCATAATTGGCGGCCATATATTTATTTACCGCCTTTTGCTGCGCTTTTGATACTGCCATATATTCGCTCCTTTCTCTTTTGCGTGTGCGGGGGGTGTCCAGAATGGACACCCCTTTTCCACTATCCGCATTATATCATGCGCTGTCTATCTGCGTAAATAGATAATCTGCACAAATATATCTGCGCAAATATGTATACTATGCCTATTGATATATCTGCGCAGATATGCTATATTATAATCACAGCAAGGGACAAAAGAGAAGAGCGGGATTAGTTCCCGCTCTCTTCTATGGCTGGATACCTACACGCTCAACAATCAAAGCGGGCGTTATATCCTCCCAATAATTCACATATACGAGCTTGACACCATGCGCCCGGCTTAGATTTGCTTTTAGCTTGTCCCGGCGCTGTACGTTCTGGAAAGCTATCTCGCCTCCGAAAAAATCCACAGACTCAAAGTGCTGTTTCCCCTGATATTCTATTGCGACGTTCAAACCGGAAATATAAACATCATACGACATTTGCCCGCCTATTGGTGTACGCAGGAAGAACGGGCGGAGCTGATAGATCACAGCGTACTTTTTATACAGCTTCTTTGCGAGCTTATATACAAGCTCCTCCGATACCCATTTGTTTACCGGCTTTAGATAGGTAGACCGCTCTATAAGGTCATATTTCCCGGCGTTGGCTGCGGCGAGTATATCCCGCTGGTAGCCGTATATGTCGGCAAGATCTTTCAGACGATGGGAAACAGAAAAGTATTTCAAATGTTGCTCTAATCGCTCTTGGCGCCGTTTTCCTTTCCACGATGCAAAGGCGGCGTTTATTTCTCGTTCTACAATGCCGTCATTTATAGCGTTGCTCTGTATTCGCCCGTCTTTTATCCACGCTGCGCATAATCCGCGTATGTAATCGCCGGGCTTTTGCATCGTATAAGCCACGGCGCGGGCAACCTCTCCGCTGTTGCTCTCCAATTCGATCACAACGAAATTGTAGTTATTCCCTGGCCATGCTGCTATGCGTTCCGGTAGATGAAGCGTCGGAAATGCTGCGTTGCACGCCTCCACGCATCCACGGTTTGTTATATCCTCGCTGTTAAATTGCCGGTACATGATGTATACATCCAGCAGCATAAGCCCTGTAGCTTTGCCGAGATCGCGGGTAAACTTTGCATTATTGTATCGGAATCCGATGTCGTTATGCGTCAGCTCCACAATACGGGCGTAATAATACGGCTCTCCAACCGCCGGAAAGCTCAAATACGGGTGCGCCTCGATTTCATCCCGGTATCTATCTGCATTGAGGTATACCGTGCTTTCAGAGGCTATGAGCGGGACAAACTCGAAGCAAATCACCAGAGAATCATTGATAACATAAACGGTCAAGCAATCTTTTTCGTAATGCTTGACCGTGTACCCGGTGAGGTATTCGCGTTCAAACCGGCGTTGAAACTCCCGCATTGTCTCCATAGAAAAATAGTATTCCATGCTGTTTCCTCCTTTGTGCGCTTTATAAGGGAAGAATAGCATAGATAGCTTATGAAAAAAAGAGGGCGGAGGAATTTTCCTCCGCCGTTTCTTATTCCGTTACCCTCTCGCCACTCGGCAGAATAAAGGAACTTTCATACTTGCAGCCGACAGCGTTAGCCATGTCCTTTAATTCTTCTGGTGTAAAGCCTTCCCGCTTCATCTTCTGTGAAAATGCCTGCGGACTTTTCCCACATCTTCGCGCCAATTCTGACACACTAATATTGAGTTTAACGCATAAAATTTTCAACTGTTCAGATGTTGCCATTATTTCGCCTCCTCTCATATGCATATTATAAACGAATTCATTTAATTTGTCAATCGATAACAAGAAAATAAAAACAAAAATATTTAAACATAGGTATTGACATTATAAACGAAACTGTTTATAATAAGACCATAGCAAGGGGCACGGCAAGGCGGACGAAGTAAGCGAAAGCCGAACCAAGAACGCAAGATAAAAGCCGGAACGGATAAGAGAGATTGAGATTGCCGAAGAGCATAGATGTTTAAGGCCCCCGGCTCCGTGTCCCTTGCAAGTAAAAAATGGAGGTAAACACAATGAGCATCAACGAAATGGACAGCAAGATCAAGGAGCTGCGGGAGCTGCGCCGCATGGCGGACGAGCTGGCCGCCGAGATCGACAGCATCACGGACAGCATCAAGGCGCACATGGACGCCGAGGGCGTGGAAACCATCAGCGGCACGGATTGGAAAGTGACCTATAAGGCCGTGACTTCCTCCCGCATCGACACCAGCGCATTGAAAAAGGCTCTGCCCGATGTGGTGGAGCGGTTCAGCAAGACCACCACGGCGCGGCGGTTCTGCATCGCGTGAGAAAGGCCCCATGTCCCAGCCGCCAAGCAAGAGGACACGGAGCCACAGCCAACCACCACGGGAGGCCGGTAATAGTTTACCGCCTCCCGCACAGAAAAGCAAGGAGGAAATTTACAATGCCCGGCAAGAAACCGGAGAGCGCGAGGCAGGAGGCCGTGCGCCTCATTTCGGAAATGAGCGATAAGCAGATCATGATTACACTTGAAGCATTCAATATTCATCTGGAGGATGAAACAAAAACCCCGGAAGAATGCGTAATGCTCGCCCGTGAGCGTTTATAAGGAGGCAAAGCATGAAAGAAGAAACTATGCACCGGCTAAATGAACTTGAAGAAATCCATTTGCAGCTTCATTGTTCCGTTGAATCCGTGCGGCAAAGCTGGGTAGCCATGACGCAGGGGGACAGCGCACCTTGCGAAGATGATTACGACGCCTTATACGGGATTTACTGCTATCTTTCCGAGCAGGAAAAGCGGCTGAATGAGTGGAAAGAAAGTTTCTGGAAATATAGCAGATAAACCGCATTTTTCGGCGGTCGTGCGCTAAAAATGTGCGCCAAGAAATAGCAAGCAGAACGAATAAACCGAGAAAGCGGCCATAATAGGCGGGAACGGAGAAAAAAGGCAATAATTTTTGTGCAATATTGAGAGTTGTAATAACTGCCCTAAGAACATGAAGGAACTGAAACGGGTGGATTCCTGGGAGGCGAAGATTGCGGGTACGTTCATTAACGCAGACACCAAGATTGCAAAGAGCCTTTGCGGTGCTGCCGATGTGGGTACCAGCGATGGGAAGGTCACGCCTCGGAACGATCTGTCGGACGCTGACTTTGCCGACATCTGGCTGGTGGGCGACTACTCCGACAAGAACGGCGATAAAAATGGCGGCTTCATCGCCATCCACCTGATGAACGCACTGTCCACCGGCGGCTTCCAGCTGAAGACCAGCGACAAGGCGAAAGGGCAGTTCGCGTTTGAGTATACGGCCCACTACTCCATGAGCGCACAGGACATTGTGCCATTTGAGATCTACATCAAGGCCGGTACGGCGGAGGCGTAACACCATGAAACTGTCAAAAATTAAAGGGGAGCGAGTGTTTGATGTTATCGCAGACATTATCGATCCTATTGCCAACATAGCCGAGGACAAAGAAGCCGCAGCGTTGTTTCAGCGTCAAAAGCTCCCGGATGGCGTAAATGCAAAGGACTTTGTATTGGCAAGGGTTAAGAAATCTGCTCCGCTGCTTTTGCGTGGACACAAGAAAGATCTGATCGCAATTTTGGCGGCTGTGGAAGGCGTGCCTGCAAAAAAATATGCCGCTGGGCTGACGCTTGCCAAGTTGCTGGTTGATGTTACTGAGCTTATGACAGACGAGGCATTTACGGACCTTTTTACATCTGCGCAGACCGAGACGGCAAAAACGCCGTCCGGCTCTGTGCAGGAGAATACCGGGGAAGCCAAAGAGTAAAGCCATTCCTGTCATACTGTGTAGCGCGGTATAAGCAGGATGCAGAAGAAAAAGCATATCGAATTTATGCTGCTGACCTGCTTAAAGTAATATGTGAGCGATGCGCGGGCGTTTCAATCGATAAGCGATATATTGAAATTATAGATGTGAGCAAAAAAGACAATCGCTCCTGTGAAGAAATCACCAGCGATATTGTCAATCGGTGCGGGTTACAAGTTAAAAAAGCCGCCCCGTGAAGGGGCGGCGGGCGAATATGCGTTACTTGAGGACATAATCAGAAATCATTCTTCCGATTTTCCCGATGTCTGTGCCTCCCTTAAACTCGAACTTTGCGACATAACCATTGGAGAATGTCAGGACAAGTTCGCTATCCGGGATGATTTCGGCAAAGCCTGGGGTTTGCACGGAGAAAAACTGCACTTTCGAATAGGGCATAGAGCCGAAGGACTTGCGCTTTCCTGTAATCCCCTGTACATCAACCGATATGACTCGCTTGTTAGTAAAAATCAGCTGGTCGCGCACGGTCTTGAATGCGGCAGCGATTTCTTCCCCGTCAATCAACAAGCCATTCACTTCACCACGCACATCAGAAACGGGAATCGGCTTTAAGTCCCACGCAGAATCTTTGTTAAAACTTATCATAAATAATCCCTCCTTGCCGATAGCATACCATACTCCCAATGGAATGTCACGAATATTTTTCAGAATTTACAAAGAGAGCGAGGTGAACGCATGAATCTTCTTGATCTGTTTGTGAAAATATCTGTGCAAGACGAGGCAAGCGAAAATGTAGAGACATTATCAGGAAAATTCAAAAATGGGCTTGCCGCTGCGGCTAAAGTCGGCGCCGCGGCTGTAAGTGCGGCTGCTACCGGCATTGCCGTGCTTACGAAAAACGCGCTTAACAACTATGCTGAGTATGAACAGCTGGTCGGTGGCGTTGATACGCTATTCAAGGATAGCTCTGCAAAAGTTCAAGAATATGCAGCAAATGCATATAAAACTGCTGGACTATCCGCTAACGAATATATGGACACAGTTACAAGTTTTTCTGCGTCCTTGCTGCAATCGCTTGGCGGTGATACAGAAGCGGCGGCAGACATGGCTAATGTTGCAATCACGGATATGTCTGATAATGCCAATAAAATGGGCACGGATATGGCATCTATCCAGAACGCCTATCAGGGGTTTGCCAAGCAGAACTATACCATGCTTGATAACCTGAAGCTTGGCTATGGTGGAACAAAAGAAGAAATGCAGCGCCTTATTGACGATGCAAACGCTCTAAACGCTGCCCAAGGTAAATACACAAATTACAGCATTGAAAGCTATGCGGATATTGTCAGCGCAATCCATGATGTTCAAGTTGAAATGGGCATATACGGAACAACGGCAGATGAAGCAAGCACCACCATCCAAGGCTCTGTTTCATCCATGAAGGCCGCATGGAGCAACCTGCTTACCGGCATTGCTGACGATAACGCCGATTTCAAAACACTTATAGAGCAGTTCGTTGATAGTCTTGTTACCGTTGGCGAAAATATCATTCCGCGCATAAATATCATCATCCAAGGGCTTACGCAACTCATAACAGAAGCGTCCCAAACAATCATTCCGATGGCAGTCCAGATTTTGCTTGAAAACCTGCCAAGCATTGTTGCTGCTGGCATGGATTTAATCATTGCGCTTGTAAGCGGCATCCTTGACAACATCGATATGCTGATTGACTGTGTGCTGGAAATGGTTGATGTCATAGTCGATAAGCTGATTGACAACCTGCCGAAACTGATCGATGGTGGAATCAGGCTGATTGCTGCACTTGCTAATGGACTGATTCGTGCCATACCGAATTTGGTATCAAAAATTCCACAAATCATTTCGTCTATCGTGAAGGGGATTATCAGCGGCATCCCTGCAATTTTCGATGTCGGCAAGAACATAGTCGAAGGACTTTGGAACGGCATCAAAAGCATGGGTTCGTGGGTTTCTGGAAAAGTAAAAGACTTTTTCGGTGGAATTGTAGGTGGAGTTAAGGATTTCTTGGGCATCCACTCCCCGTCTAAAGTGTTCGCCGGTATTGGCGGCTTTATGGCTGAAGGCTTAGGCGAAGGCTTTGACGATCAATTCAAGTCCGTAAAAAAGGACATTGAAAACAGCATGGACTTTGACGCTGGCACCATTACGGCAGATGCAAACATCAGCAGAAACTATACAAGTGGCTCTTACGGAGCAGAAAGCACAAGCGGTGGCAGCGATTCTGGCAGAATTGTAATGCTGCTGGAACAGTATTTGCCTATGTTGGCAAATATGAAAGTCATCATGGACAGTGGCCAGGTTGTCGGTTTGCTTGCCCCATGCATGGATGAAGAACTGGCCAAAATCAACGCGAGGAGGGCAAGGGCCGTATGATTGGAAAAGTATTTTTTGACGGGAAAGATACCTACGCAGAATATGGCCTGCTGCTTGCAAGTAAGTCCATTTCCCTTCCGGAAGTCCGCACGAACATGATCGATGTTCCGGGCCGGGACGGTCTGCTGGATGCGTCTGAAGTGCTGACCGGAGAAGTCACCTATAAGAACCGTACTATTACACTGAAGCTCACCGGCGTGGACACGGTGAGCGGCAAGACATGGCCTGCTACGATTTCCGATTTCTGCAACAAAGTCCACGGCAAGCGCGTTAAAATAACATTCCCCGAGGACACCGCCCATTTTTACAGTGGGCGGTGCTCCGTTGGGCAGGTGGAGCTTGTCAAAATGATGCAGACTATCCCGGTCACGGTTGACTGCGACCCGTGGAAATACAAGAACGCAAAAACCACGGTTTCCCGCTCTGACCTTAGCACGGCCTACAAACAGTTATCCTTACCCAACGAGCGCCGGCCTGTCATCCCTACTATTACGGTGGCCCAGGACACCACCTTACTTTGGGGCAGCAGCACAATCAACATCAGCGCGGGAGATCATATTCTGCCCGCTATCCGTCTTGCGGCTGGAAGCAACACTTTGAAAGCAAAAGTCGCAAGCGGCACAGGTAGCATCACTGTGACATACCAGGAGGCGAGCCTGTAATGTATCAACTCAAATACAAAAACTATATCCTGTATGACCCACGCCTTGCGGATGAAAAACTAATCGTCCGTGACCCCTCTGTGAAGCTGGCGGTCAGCAAGGCCGGGGAAATGGCCTTTACGGTGGACGCAGAACATCCCTATTTAAGCAATCTTCGCCGCATGAGCGGCTTTGTGGAGCTTCTGGATGGCACTTTCCCTATATATAGGGGAAGAATAACCAGCGATATAAAAGACTTCTACGGGGCGCACAAAATCGAAACAGAGGGCATTATGGCGGCGCTGAATGACAGCATCATACCGCCGTTCAACTTCCCAGAGGGCTTTACGGAGGACGCTTCCTATAATGCCGCCGCCGCAAGCGGGAATGTGGTGGAATTTTTTTTCCGCTGGATTCTGTCACAGCACAATGCGCAGGTGTCTGCTGAGCAGCAAATCCTCCCCGGTGTCTGCACTGTGGCGGACCCAAACAACTACATCACCCGCGGCAGTACCGACTACCTGACTACGATGGAGGCCATCCGGGGCAAGCTGTCCGAGTCCTCCCTGGGCGGGAATCTGCTGATCCGATACGAGAATGACGGCAATTATTTGGACTATTATGCGGAACTGCCGCTGACAAATACGCAGACGGTGGAATTTGCCGAAAACCTGCTTGACCTATCCAGTGAGGTTGACGGCACGTCTATCTACACTGCTATCCTGCCGGAAGGCAAGGATGGCCTGACTATCGGAAATCTGCCGGACGGTGACTTGACGGATGACCTTGTGAAGTCCGGGAAAATCATCTACAGCAAGTCCGGCGTGGCCACATATGGCCGCATTACCCGGCATATCAAGTGGGACGATGTGACCGCGGCCGCCAACTTGCAGACCAAAGCCAAGGCGGCCCTGGCCGATAACGGCCTGTCCATGCCGGAGACCATCACCTGCAAGGCGGTGGATTTGGGTTGGCAAGAGGGCATCCAGCATTTCCGGGTGGGCAGGATGACGGCACTTTTGAGCACACCACACGGCTACAGCGCATCCTACCCGCTGATGGAGTTGGCCCCGGACATCCTTGACCCAGGCAACACACAAATCACGTTGGGCGGGACCAGCCGCACATATACCGGATCGCAAATTGATGCTGATCGAAAAACAAACGAGCGCATTGAAAACACGCGCGCGGAGTTAATCGAGCGGGTGGAAGATTCTACAGGCCAGATAACCCAAACCACTACCCAGCAGATCACCGATTTACAACAGAATGTCAATTCCATTATCTTGTCGGCGCTGGAAAACTATGTGGAAACCAGGGATTTCGGCAGCTACAAGGAGGAGGTCAGCACAAGGCTCTCCGTGCTGACCGACCAGCTTGGCATTGACATCACCAAAGTCACCGAGCGCATTGATAACGTAGACGGCGATTTGCAAGCCAAGTATGAATCCATCACCAAAGCCTTCCACTTTACGGACGATGGCTTGATTATCGGAGAGAGTGGTAACGAAATCCTTTTGCGGCTGGATAATGATGTATTACAGTTTGTCCGCAATAATACCCCAGAATTGCAGATCACGGCAGATGGCGTGGAGACAATGCGAATCAAGACCACTGTGTTGATTATCGGCAACGTTGTTATACAGGCGGACGATAACGGTGATGTGATTGTCAGCTAAGGAGGGAACGCCCCATGAGTGTATATCAAAATCTATCCTTGGAGCAAGTTGGCCAATCCATAGCCAACAATACCTCCAAAGTCCGCATCAAGTGGACATCACAGCAGACCGGCACCAGCTATAATGATGCCCCCGGTGATAAGGCGTATTACTACATCACCATTAATGGCGGCACAGAGACCGAGCACACAGTAGCGTTTACGCTGCCGCAAAATACCACCAAGACCATCTTGGACACCACCCTCACCGTCAGCCACAAGGCTGATGGCACTGGGAGCATTAAGGTGCGGACGTGGATGGACACGGAGATCAGCGCGGGCGTAATCGAGCAGACAAAGACGCTGACGCTGGACACCATCCCACGCGCATCTGCTGTATCAGCGCCCAGCACGGGCACACTCGGCACGGCCCTTAAAATCACAATTGGCCGCAAGAGCGCGAACTTTACTGACAAACTCTATTACAAGATCGGCAGCAATAGCGCTGTGCAGATCGCGGAATATGATGGCACAGCGGGAACTTATTCCTGGACACCTCCCGTTAGCCTTGCCACCAACGCGCCCAACAGCACACAGTTGGTCGCAACGATCATTACCAACACTTATAACGGCAGCACTTATGTGGGGCGGTCGGAGTGTGCGGTGACGCTGGCGATCCCGGCAAGCGTGGCACCAACGCTGTCAGTGTCCGTAACTGACCCAACGGGCAACAAAACAAAATATACCGGGTATTTCCTGCAGCGGCTCAGTAAAATCAAAGTTGAAATCACTGGCACGGGCGCGCAGGGCAGCACCATCAAATCTTACAGCATTAAGGTGGGCTGGTCGGCGGGCTCCGGCACACTGTATACCGCATCTGCGGCGAGCGGGACAACGGGGCTTTTGCCTTACTACGGCACGGTGTATATCACATGCGCTGTAACGGATAGCCGTGGGCGCACGGCTACAAAATCGCTAAGCTATCCGGTATCCAAATACAGCGTCCCCACTATCTCGTCCATCTCCGCCACCCGTTGCACGCAAAACGGCGCAGCGAACCGCACGGGAGAGTACGGTAAAGTTACCTTTACCGCCGCTATCACTGCGCTGTACAACAAAAATACAGCGGCTTACAAGGTGCAGTACCGAGAATACGGGGGTACGGGGTTGTGGACGGAAGTAACGCCGACGATACCGGAGGCCGATAAGTATGCCCCCAAAAACATCTCCACCATTTTCCCCGCAGACAGCAATAAGCGATACACGGTGCGCGTGGTGGCAATTGATGCTTTTAGCACCAGCAATTCCAGCATGCGGGACATTTCGGCGTCCTTTGTGCTGCAGCACTTAGCAAAATCAAAATCATCCGTTGGCATTGGACGCCTGTGCGATGACGATAAAACTAAGGCATTACAGGTGGGGCTGGATGCCTATTTTGACAAATCCATATACGCAGATCGATTTGTCTATATGGGTGGATACAAAAAGTCGGACACGGAAAAGGACATCTATTTTCAGACCACGGACGGAGCCGCAAATCCGCACAATGTGGGCGTATACGGCGGCAACGGGGAATCCACAGCAGCTTGGGGCGTCTACGACGCCCAAAACAGACGCAGCGTGATTCGCTACGACGATGTGGCAGGAACGCTGACGCTGCTGGGCCTGGGGCCTACCAATCTGACGATTGGCGCATCCGGATCAAACTTGAAAGGCTTTAGCGGTATGGCAAAATACTCCGCTATGATGGGCCTCGGCATCTTGAGGGTGTCTGGAGAGACCAATGTTGCGCTAACGGCTGATACAACATACGACATTGCCGACATAAGCGACCATTTCCCAACGTCCACCTATGCTCTGAGTGTATACTGTCAAAAGTCATTAGATGCGAGGCTGACCACCTCCGGCACCATACAGATACGCCCCAAAGAGGCTATAGCCGCCGGGTACTATATTTACATCGCCGGAATATGGATTGCAAGCTGAGGAGGTGCGCCGTATGGATCCTTTGTGGCTGTTATTGATTATCCCCGCATCATCGTGCTTGGGGTTTATGTTTGCCGCTCTGCTGGCGGCAGGAAAGGAATGAACATGACGGAAACTATCATTGTGGCCTTGATTACCGGCGGCTTGTCGCTGCTGGGGGTAATCATCACCAGCAGCAAAACCACCCGAGATGTGCAGGCCAAGCTGGATACGCATCAAGCCGTCACCGACACTAAGCTGGAGGAGCTGACCCGGGAAGTTCGGGAGCATAACAATTTTGCGAGGCGCGTCCCGGTGCTGGAGGAGCAGATCAAGGTCGCCAACCACCGCATCGCCGATTTAGAAAACAAGAATTAATATTTGTGGTGCCCGAATCGGGCACAGAAAGGAGCAAACCATGAAAATCCCTGACAAGCTGTATGACATTCTCAAGTGGGTGGTCATCATCGTCCTGCCGGCCATCGCCACGCTGTACGCGGCCCTGTCCGCCGTGTGGGCCTGGCCCTACTCGGAGGAGATCGTCACCACCATCACCGCCGTGGACACGTTCCTGGGCGCTGTGCTGTGCATCTCCACGGCCACCTACAACAAAGGGGGCAGCGGCAATGAGTAATTCCAGCTTGGTATCTTACACCAAACTCTCCCCTAACTGCGACCATCCACGGAACCACGCCATTGACAAGATCACCATCCATCACATGGCCGGTGATCTGTCTGTGGAGACCTGCGGCAATCTCTTTGCCAAACCCAGCTACGAGGCCAGCTCCAACTATGGTATCGGCTCCGATGGCCGGGTGGGCCTCTATGTGGACGAGGGCGACCGCGCATGGGCCTCTGCGTCTCCCAGCAACGACAACCGAGCCGTCAACATCGAGGTTGCCAACTGCGCCACCGGCGGCGACTGGCCCGTGTCCAATGCAGCTTATAGCAAGCTGATTGACCTGTGCGTGGACATCTGCCAGCGCAACGGCATCAAGGCCCTTAACTACACCGGGGGTGCAGACGGCAACCTGACCGAGCACCGTATGTTTACGGCTACGGCTTGTCCCGGGCCCTACCTGCACAAGCGCATGGGCCGCATTGCCGCAGAGGTCAATAGCCGTCTATCTGCCCAGCCTGCTAAGTCCGTGGACGAGGTTGCCCGGGAGGTGATCCGTGGCGAGTGGGGCAATGGCTCCGACCGCCGCCAGCGCCTGGAGGCAGAGGGGTACGACTATGATGCCGTGCAGGATCGCGTGAATGAGCTGCTGAACAGCAAGGAAGAGCCTGAGCAGCCGGGCAAGCCCGCCACGCTGGACGTGAATGTCGGCGAGATTGTGGATTTCAAGGGAGGCAAGCACTATACGAGCGCAAATGCCACATCCGGCACTGAAGTCAAGGCATCCAAGGCAAAAGTGACGGCAAAAAGCAGCGGCAAGCATCCGATCCACCTCCGAGCTGTTAATGACAAAGGCGCGTACATTAGCGGCGTGTATGGCTGGGTTGATCTCAGCACCATCAGCACTGGTAGTGTTGTGAAAAAGTCAGTTAACGAGATTGCCCTGGAAGTTATTGCCGGCAAATGGGGCAACGGTGCTGAGCGTCGCTGCAAGCTCGAATCCGCTGGATACGACTACGCTGCTGTCCAGAAGAGAGTGAACGAGCTGCCCATCTGAGCGGCTGAAGGATGCCGGGTTTGATGGGTATATCCGGTAACGGTAAACACCTGGAGGGCGCAGAGGACATCGCTACGCCGGCCTCACGCCCGTGCATAAGCATCCGCACCTCCACGGCACACCGTGGAAAATGATAGAACAGCACAAAAGGATCCGCAAAAAACTATCCACTATGGCACCATGCCGCGCCACAGAAACGATCCGCGCGGTAGGGCTACCGGAAGACGAGGAAACCTGTGTAATTGACGTGGACGTTTTTGGCCGCACCTGCGTACAGACGGCGGCAAAACTGCATATCAGCGTAGATGGATTTTACAAATTGCGCCGCCGCGCATACCAAAAACTGGCGGATGCATTCAATTCCTAAAAGTAGCCGTGCCCTTTTTGGGTGCGGCTATTTTTCGTTTTTGCACAAAAAAATAATAAAAATTTGTGCACTTCTCTCCTTGCATTGTGCGTACAAATGGTGTACACTGTAACCACAGTAAAGATAACGGACAGGCCAATTTTGAAAGGAGAAAATCAAATGTTTATTAAAACCGAAACTCGTTTGTTGGAGATTACCCTTCGTCTTTGGCGCGGCGGCTGGAATGCCGGCTATGAACCCGATTGCTTTGACGATATAGGCGGTTACGATGCGCGCGATGGCCATGATGTCATTGATCTTGACGATTGTGGTTGCGACAAAGCCTATACCTATACAGATAAGGATGCCGATGAACTGATCTCTTGGTGGGAGCACGAATGCGAAAACGCTAACAGTGGCGAAGACGGTGATGGATTGCAGGGGCTTACCGAGGACGAGATTAATAATGGGGACTCCTGGGATTTTGACGTTGAGGATGTCACAGGAGAGTATGGAGGTGAGCACTAAAATGATGGATTACTTACTGGAAAAAGAGCAATCCGAAAAACAAGAGGCGCAGGACTTGGCGGCCAAGATAAACGCCATTCCGGGGCTATTGGAAATCAGAAACGCGCAGGCCGATTTACGGGCGTGGCATCGGGAACTAAATGCGTCCTTTGAGGGTGATGCAGCGTGTGGCGGTATGGGTGTCCGCCCTAAGCCGACCCACGATCTTGATGCGCTGCGCAAGCAATATCCCAAAGCTGTTGCATATCTCAAGGCGGATGAGTGGAGCAAGGCCGAAAATTACGCCAAACGCACAGCCGGTCAATCCGCTGCGCATAAAATTTTGGCGGGTGAGGATTATAATGTAGCCATATCCGAGATGGAGGAAAAATGGAGCGCATATGTGGGATTAAATTTTGGAGGTAGCAAGTGGCAAAAACAGACCGTCTCGTAATCCGGATCACGCCGGAGCTTAAATCCCAACTGCAGGCCGCCGCCGAAGCGGATGGGCGCAGCGTCTCGAACTACATCGAGAAACTAATTAAAGAGGCAATAAAAACAGAAAATTAATCATTGCAGAATCCAGGCAGAATCCGGGCAGTTTATCTGCCCGGATTTTTTTTATTATAGAGGCAAGGAGGCTGGAATATGTACGAGCGATTAATCAAATGCGGGTTTACCGCGCAAATGGCGCAGGATATTTGCATTCTGTACGCAGACGATCCCCGGTGGCTTTTAGCGTATGTGGAAATCGCTGAAAGCCTATATAGGGATTGCGATCATGTATAAATATTTTAATCCAAATCCCTGCGGGAAAAACGTGTCAGATTGCACTGTCCGTGCGATCTGTAAGGCCACGGGAAAGGATTGGGGCGAGGTTTACCTCCGGCTGTGCATGCAAGGCTACTTGGACGGAGATTTGCCAAACGCTAACGCCTGTTGGGGGGCCTACTTGCGCAGTATCGGATACCGGAGGCATATTATCCCGGACACATGCCCCGATTGCTACACGGTGGCGCGGTTTGCGGAGGAGCACCCAAAAGGGACTTATATCCTTGCTTTATCCGGGCATGTGGTCTGCGTACAGGATGGCGTAATTTTTGATTCCTGGGATTCGGGCGGCGAAGTGCCCTTATATTACTGGACAACGGAAAGGATGGAATAATTATGGCTTTTACCCCTTACGGCTACCAAAACACTTATTACCCGCAGCCAATGCCGGACAACCTCATGCAGATGCGGCAGCAGCAAATGCCTATGATGCAGACGCCACAGGCCCCGCAAAATCCAATCGCACAGGGCGGGGTGCAATGGGTAAGCGGCGAGCAGGAGGCCCGGAATTGGATGATAGCGCCTAACGCGGCAGTTGCGTTATGGGACAGTACCGCGCCTACCGTCTATCTCAAGCAGGCAGATGCAAGTGGCAGGCCGACGCTCAAGATTTACGACCTTGTAGAGCGCGCAGAAACGCCCCGTACAGCGCCGCAGGAAAAGGGCGTGGAATTTGTCACTCGCAAGGAGTTTGACGCACTGGCGGCGCTTGTGGGCGAAATAAAGGGCAAAAAGAAACGCAAGGTCGAGGAGGACGAAGACGATGAATAATCCCTTTTTCGGTGCGCTCGGCGGAGGGAACGGCTTCATGCAAATGATGCAGCAGTTCCAGCAATTCAAGGCAAATTTTCATGGCGACCCCAAAGCGGAGGTCGAAAAGCTCTTGCAAAGCGGCAAACTCTCGCAGGCGCAGTTAAACCAGCTACAGCAGATGGCAAAGCAATTCCAAAGTCTGATGCAATAATTAAATATTTATAGCGTTTTCTTTAATTCTTTATCGTGGCCACGATTTAGATAAAACTGACTTTAATTAAAAGGAGTGATACT